TTTAATACGTATATCTCTTAATAAGGATAATTTTACTAAAAAAATATTAACTTTTCTCTTATGGTATTGTAGCAAAGTGTGTTATTAATTATGCTATTATATCTTGACCTAAATATTATTAAGGAAGTATACTAATTTATATAGAGAATAAAGGGGTTTATAAATAATGTTAGAAAAATTGACATTAAATAACATGGAGTCATTTAAAGAATTATATTCTAAAAGCTTAAAGAAGCTAAACTATGATAAGGATTTTTTAAATGCTATGATAATCAAAACTTTTTAATTAAGTTTTTGTATAGAAAATTTATGAGAATAATAAAATTAGATAATACTTCTATAGGCTATATATGGTATGAAACACCAATGGATAACTTTATTAAGGTTTGGGCTTTATATATAGACAGTAAATATATAAACTTAATTAAAGAAAATATACTATCTTCTTTTAATAGTAATATTTTATCTTATGAAGCTGTTGATACTGTAGAGAATAATATTATTTTAGATAAATTAGGTTTTAAAAAGCAAAGATATACTTTACTTATGAAAATGAATATAGAAAATTATAATAATAATGAAAGAATTTATGATATATATAATAAAATTATAAATAATTATTATTTTAAGAATCATTTTAATTCATCCACAGTATTTTCTACAAGAAAATTAATAATAGGTAAGGACGAAGAATTAAGATGTAATATTCAAAATGATATTTTGGTGAATGGAATAGACGACCTCTTACTATAGATGATATATATAGTGACATGACTCAAGATTATTTTCTAAAAGATTTGTGTATATTTGGAATGATTAATAACTTGTATATTGGGTATGGTCAAATAATATTTAATAGAGATATGTACACAATAGTTAACTTCGGAATAATAAAGGATTTCCGAGGCATTGGACTAGGAAAATTACTCTTGAATGATATAATACTTTATGCTAAAAAATCGGGAATAAAAGAATTAGCCATTAGAGTTGATAGTAACAATACTGCTGCAATCAATTTATATAAATGGATTGGATTTAAAGAAAGTTATAAGATTGTTGTATGGGAAAGACCATAAAAAATGTATATATGTTTTCTTACTTTATAGATTAGATTTAATGGAAGTCATTCATAGAATATCCTTTTGAAAACTTAAGGAATGAAATTTAGATATGGGACTGCTTAAATGCAGTCCTTTTAAATACCAAAATAAATTAAAGGAATTTAGCAATTTTTGCTTTAAGTATTTTAAATTTGTTAGATATTTATTATAATGTTAATGGGGAAAATATATTTTTAAAATAGCAAGGAGAATACTTATGAAGGAAGAAGTTAGAGATTTGAAATATTATATAGAAACTTGGGGATGTCCGTTGGTAGAAGTAAAGAAGTGTTGTAAGATGTGATTTTTCCTAGGTTTAAGAGTTGTATAGGAAGGTAACAATTAAACCATTTTTAAATTCTACTGATTTTACTTGTTTATCTTTAACAATAATTTTATTAATAAGAGTATTAATAAAATCCTTTATAATATCTCTTCCAGTGTTATTAATAAGAGATTTAATTTTTATATTACCTTTCATAAGTTGTTTAGAAAGTTCTAATGTAGTTACATTTAAAATAAAGTTTATATTATAGCTAGATGATTCTTTAGTAATAGAGTTATCTAGTTTTTTATTTATTTCTTTGATTTTATCATTTATAGTATTCTTTTTAATTATATAGTCTTTAGTAGACATTTCAGCTTCATCAAAGAGGTATAAATCTTCTAGTTTGCTAAGTGCTTTTTGATATTTTTTAAGTTGAGATTGAAGCTGCTCAATATTAAAATCAATAACTTTATTTTCTTTATCTTTTTGTAACTTAAAAGTACTTTTATTAGAAAAATAAATAGAATTAAATACATGATCTATTTCTTTTATTCCAATTATATTTTTAAATGTATTCCCTAAAAGTAAGTTTTCTTCAAGTTCATTTACAGACAAAGTTTTTCTAATTTTAGATATTTTCATCATATTAGATATAAAGTTTAATATGAATTCTGCAACTATAGTATCACTTACAGTTTTTTGACTGCAGCCTAATTTATTATATCTACCTTTACATGCATATAAAGAAGGAGTATAGCCATCTAGGTGAGGTTTATCCTGTTTTGCATACATATTGTTACCACATTCACCACATTGAATTAAACTAGAAAATATATGAGTTTTCACATTGCTTCTGAATTTAGCATTATTTCTTTCAGCGTTTAAGTCCATAATAGCATTACACTCTTGCCATAGATCTTTGGTGATAATAGCTGGATGGTTATCCTCAACAATTATCCATTCATTTTCTTTTTTCTTTTTACCCCTAGCGGATTCTCTATAATTATATCTATAAGTACCTTTATAGAATGGATTTCTTATAATATCACTAACTGTTTTTGTGGTCCAGCTGCCATCCCTTTTAGTTTTTAATTTATTTTCATTTAGCATATTTCTAACTACAGAAGTTGACTCACTTTGTTTATACATAGAAAATATTAGTTCAACAGTTTTCTTCTCCATTTCATCTATAACAGGGAATTTAGAAACCTTATCCCAAGCATATCCTAAAGGAAGAGGAGCTCCATTCCATAAACCTTTGGTAGCTCTATCTATCATTACAGCAGTTACTCTTTCACCAGTTAGTTTTCTTTCAAGTTCAGCGAATACCAGGATTATTTTTAACATTGCTTCCCCCATAGCGGAAGATGTATCAAATTGTTCATTTTTACTAACAAATGTACAATTATATTTTTTTAACTCTTCATACATATCACAAAAATCAATTAAATTTCTCGAAATTCTATCTATTTTCCAAACAAGCAAGTGAGAGAATTCTCCTGTTTTTATTCGATTAATCATTTGTTGATAATCTGGCCTACTAGTATTTTTTCCACTATACCCAGCATCTTCAAATATTTCATAATCATCAATTCCAAGTACAAACTTAGAATAATTAATTAAATCACTTTTTTGAAGAGGAAGGGAATCTTTATCTGCTTGGTAAGTAGTAGAAACTCTTACGTATATAGCAACTTTCTTCATTTTATCCTCCTTAGAATTTAAGAGCTATGATATACATAACTCTTAGATACTTCATTTAAAATATTAAAAATTTTTGATTTCATTTAAGCGAGATTTTGATTTTCTGAGTTTTCTTCTGAATTTTCTGAAGCTGAGTATATTTCCCCTTTTTGCTCTGCTACAAGTTCTTGTTTAAATGCTTTAAGTTCGTAATCTATAATTGGATCTTCATCAAGTTGTTGTGTAGCAGTAACTTCATCATCTTTGGCTATAGCTTTAGCAAAGTTAAGGGCAAGATCCTGCAGGACTGCTTGCTGCTCTGAAGTTAGATTTAAAAAAGCTTCAATAAATTTTACACCTTTTAAATCAAGGTTATATTCTGAAGCTAATTCAGCAACTATAGTAGAATCTTTTTCTATGAACATTTCACCAGTGCCATTACGAAGCCATTCTTCATTGACATTAAACTCGTTACATATAAGAAGTATTGTTCTATCAGTAACGTTTCTATCTCCTGATTCCATTTGTCCTATTGCTGTAGATTTTAGTCCTATTTTTTCTCCAAATTTAGCTTGGGTTAAATCTAATATATCTTTTCTTAAAATTTTTATTCTATCTCCAATATTCAAGTTTTCACCTCCCAAAATAAAAGTAACATAAAAAATCTCACAAAGCAATAATTATTTTAAAAAAGTATTGACTTAAATATTGTTTTGTGAGATTATAATATCACAAAGCAAGAAAATATTTGAACAGCTACAGCTCTTTAGTAGTTTTCAGTTCAAAAGTTAGTTGGTAGAAGTATAGGAAATATTGATAGAAAGGAAGTGAGGGAATGGAGAATAAAAAAGAAACTGCTCAAGAAATGCGAGTTCAAGAGCAGTTAAATGTAAAAGAAGCAAATCAACTATTATGGCAACAATTTAAAAGATATGCTTCTTGTGAACAATTAAAGGAAACTGAATTTAAGAATATGTTAGAGATATACTCTATTTTGTTTCCTTTTCGTCCATAGATTCGATTAGTTGTTTGCAAGTATTAAAAACATCTTTAAGTCCATCGTTATCAATTGGTTTAGTTCTTCCACAGGAATTCCAAGAATTAATAAAGGATATGGTTAATTCAGTTACTAGTTCTTTATTAGTTTTTGACATAATATCACCCCCTTTAACGAAATTTTACCATATTTGTTTAAAAGGGACAATAAAGAAAGGAAGTGTATAAATTATGGAAAATAAATCTATATTTCAACAAAAGAAAATAGATGCAAAAGAGATAGCAAAAATATTTAGTAAATTAACAGAGGAACAAAAAGATACAATGCTTACTGTGGCTATGGGATATGAGCTTCTGAATAATAGAAAAAGTAAACCATTAATTAATTAGAAGAGGAGAAAAAAAGTGTGTAGACATAAAGGAATTTTAAGGCATAACTCACAAGGAAGATATGCCTTTGAAGATGGATATTATTTTACAAATGAAGATGGGGAATCTATTCATAATCTTAGTGGAATAGAAGCTAAATTAATTGATTAAGTTTTATAACCAGGAGGGACAGATAATGAGTATAACAATAGAAAAAGCATGGGAGCTGCTAAAAGAAAAAGGCATTGAAACAGAAGAAGAATTGCAAAAGGAATTAAAAGAAAATCCTATTGAAATTGGTATGTTTACAATGCCTTTTCCTAAAGAAATTGAAAAAGTTAATTAAGTAATAATAACAAGGGGAGAGGTTACATTCAGTAAAAAACTTAAAGAGATAAGGAGAAAAAATATATGAATAAAACTTTATTAATAAATAGTAATTCTATTCGATTAGGAAGGAAATTAAATCTATGGGAAAGGATATGGAGAAATATCACAAGATAGAAAAAGAAATTAATAGACTAAAGAAACTTGGATATAAAAGAGAAGAGATTTTAAAAAATGCAAAAGAAAATCTTAAAGATAATGAGTTAACAGAACTAAAAATATGTTATGAAAAGGGGGAAGGGAATTGAAGAATCCTAAGAATCTTACATTAAAACAAAAGAAATTTTTAGAATCACAAGGATTAAATGCAGATGAATTTCTTATTATAGCAGCACCGGTTGACTATTATAAATTCTTTCATGTGTTAAGTGGCAAAGAAGTGGTTATAAGAAGATGATATGTAAAATATGTGGACAAACTAGTAATTCATGGAGCCATTGTCCGAGAACTGGGTTGATATGTGATAAGTGCTGCATTAACTGCCAACATATAGACTATAGTACAAGCTATATAAGGTGTACGTATAAGAAAAAGTTAAAAAGGACATGAAAAAACACATTACTATACATTTGCACCGTAGACGTAATGTGTTTTTACAAACCGAAGTATAAAGAAAATATCTTTATACTTATTCTATAACTTTAAAATTGGTATGTCAAATATACCCTATTATTTTTTTATTTTTTTTGGTACCGAAAGGGCTTTAGGGGGCTTGTAATAGATACTATATTTAGTTACAGTCTATAAAATTTAAAGAAGAAATAAGAAAAGAATAGATTAAAAGAAAGGATAGAATATAGATGTTTATTAGAGGAAAGACAAAGAAGATAAGAAAGAAGAAACATGTAAAAACAAAAGAATCATTAGAGATATTAAAAGCATCATTCTACCCTGTATATGATGATGTGGAAAAGAGTAAGAGTAGGAAACAAAAAAACAAACAATCAAAAAAAGAACAAAAGGATTGGAATGAAAAGAATTCAAAAGAATACTTTTTTGAAAAAGCACATTGCAATTTTGATACTACAGATTATGTATGGCATACAACATTTTCAGACGAGCATAGACCTTCAACAGTAGAAGAAGCTGAAAGAATTTTTAGAAATTTAATGATAAGCATTAATAGATATAGAAGAAAGATAGGATTAGAAAGAGCAAGATATATGGCAGTTATTGAATTTGGAGATAGTGGAAAGATACACTGGCACATATTAATGGATGGTGATCTTCATAGAGATATACTTGAAACATTTTGGAAGAAAGGAACATCTAATGTAGATAGATTACAACAAGATGAAGAAGGAATAAGAAAGCTATGTAAGTATATGCTAAAAGATCCTAAAGGAAAGAAAAGATATAAATGTTCAAGAGGAAATTTAGAAGAACCACCAGCACCAACAATAAATGATAATAAATTTACAAAAAGAGAAATGATAAAGATGGCAACTAATCCACCTACTAAAGAAGAAATAGGGAGGTGGTATCCAGGATATACATTAACAAAATTCGATATAAAGGTAGATGATGTGTACGGTGGGGTATATATGAATATTGAAATGAGAAGATATGTAAAAAATGAAAATATTATTTATAAAGATGTTGGGAAGGTGAGTAAATGAATATAGAAGAGGACTTGAAAATTTGTAAAGACATAATGGAACAATACAAAAAGTTAACAACAGAAAATGTAGAAGAAGCATTTAAATTAAGCCAAATATCTATTTCTATGTATGACAGGCTTAATGAATTAAGGCTACAAGTAAATATGCTGGAGATAAAAGAAAGACACACTAAGTCAGATATAAAAGAATACTTAAGAAGCAAAATGAAGCTAATGGAATATATACATGTAGAAAGTAGAGCTATATTTAATGCTGCAAACAATGATTATAGAAAAATAAAAAGAGATTAGAAGGTGAATGGTATGGCAAAAAATCTAGACATGGCTAATAAGGGCAGACAGTTTGAAGAAGAGGTAATAAGAGCAAATAGATATTACAAAAATAAAGGACTAGCTTTAGTGCAAAAGATAAGTACACCTTGGAATGTAGTAAGAAGAGGCAAACAAATTATATCGGCATTTCCGCAAGGTAAAAGTACATTGGACTTTAGAGGGACAATAAAGGGTGGACTATCTATATCTTTTGATTGCAAGGAAAGTGAAGATGAAAAAGGATTGCCTTTAAAGCATATCCAGGAACATCAAATAGATTATATTAGAGCTGCATTGGAAATGAACGAAACAAGTTTTATATTATGTTCAGCCAAAAAACTAAGAAAAGTATTTTTTCTTCAAGGGGAAATAGTAATTGAATATTGGGATAGGTGGCAAGAAAACAAAGGCAAAAGAGGATATAACTATATACCTTATCTAGATATGAAAGAAATATTTTATGGAGAAAATGCTAATTTAGATTATTTAAAGGTGCTAGAAAAATAAAAGGATATAAAAATTAATAAAAGGTGAGGGGATATATAAATGAGTAAAGCAGATATAACAGTTAAAGAAATACAAATTACCTATCCATTATTAGATTCTGATTTTAAAAAGGAAAGCATTAAGGATTATGACTTAGCTATATTAGGTATATATGCAGAAAAGTGCGGCAGTGGATTTAAAGTTAAGAAAATCTATAAGACAAATAAGCGAGGAACAAAGGTTAAATATGAAGCTATAAAAGATAAAGATGATTTTGACAATTATATAGAAAAAGTTAAAGAGTTAATCAATGTACACAATGAGAAGTATGGAACTAAATTAAAGATATATTAAGAAATATAAGGGGGAATTAAAAATGTTAAATAAAGCTATTAAAAAGATTAATGATGAAATCGAAAAAGAAAAGAATCCGTACGTAAAAGTTATTGGAGAATATCTATTAAAAGTTATAGCAGGTAATGAGGGAGCAGCAGAAAAGATATTAGCAGCAGATAAAACTATAATGAAAAGCTTAGAAGCTATGAGAAAAGCAGCAGAGAAAAACAAAGTAGGAAACATGGCCATGATTAGTGATGAAGAAGGGTTTGCTATAGTACTAAAATATTTTGAAATTAAGAGAGAGAAAAAGAATGATATTAACGATAAAAAAGTTATAGATTTTAAGGCTAAGAAAGAAGAAAAAGAAGAGGACATATTCAATGTGTCATTAGATGATTATATATAAAATCTAAAAGTTTGAGGGTGAGAAAATGGAGAATAAAATAAAGGAGTATTTAAAACATTTTGGTAAGGAAATTATAACAAAAGAAATAGAGGAATATGCAGTAGAAGAAGCTTTAAAACATAGTAGATATATATTTACAGAAAGAAGAGGAAGAAAACAATATGGATATTGCACATATTGTAAAAATGAATTTGAAACAGACGGATTAAAACATAAAAAAAGCAGCGTATGTCCTCATTGTAGAAGCGAAGTTCAGGTAAGAGCATCTGGAAGAGGAAGAAAATATATGTTTGATGAATCCTATTTTGTCTATTTTGAAAAATCTAAAATAGATAAAGATGTAATAATAGCAAAAGGAATAGCAGCAGATAAAAGTTACAAAGGTGATTATAAAGAATCAACTATAAGATATTACATTAAAGCATTATATATCTTTGAAATTAATAATCCAGTAATGTTGATAAATCAATATTGGGGGAACGATATTGAAAATTTTAGAAAAGCAGGCAGTATATATCCAGTAACAATAAATTCTATTAATTGTATGTACTTGACAAATTTAAATAGTTTAGATAAAGCAGTAGAGAATACACCTTACAATTATAGTATGTATAGGGAATACACAGGCGTATCAGGAATAATAAAGTATTTAGGATTCTATAGCAAATATCCTAAAATAGAAGATTTAACAAAGTTAGGATTTAAGGAACTAGTAATTGCAAAATTATGGGGAAGCCAAACGTACAGCTCTGTAAATTGGAAGGGTGATACAGTTTTTAAAATGCTAAAGGTAAATAGAGCAGGGTTAAAAGAATTAAGAGGACTTGAAGGGAGAAAATCAACTCTTTTCATAAAATTATATCAGTTAAATAGCAAAGAGAAAAACAAGTTAAGTTTGGAAGAATTAAAAAAATTAGAGAGACAGGTAGAGAGGGACTACACAAGCTTTAGATACATTTTAAGATATACATCATTATATAAAGCCAATAAATATATAAACAAGCAAGAAAAAGCATATGTAAATAAATTCTATAGGGGATTATTAGGAGTAATAACAGACTGGAAAGATTATATAGAAGATTGCAAGAAGTTAAAAATGGACATTACAAAAGAAAGTGTATTGTTTCCTAAAGATTTATACAAAGCTCATCAAAATACTATAAAACAAGTAAAATACCAAGCTGATAAATTGTTAGATGAAAAAATGAAGAAAAGAGAAGAGGCAATAAATAAGAAGTACTATTTTGAAGATAAAGACTACATCATAAGAGCAGTGAAAAACACAAAAGAAATAATAGATGAAGGAGCTACATTACATCATTGTGTAGGTGGATATGCAGATAAACACGCAAAGGGTGAAACTAATATTCTATTTATAAGAGAAAAGGAAAATATAGACAAGCCTTATTATACTATGGAAATAAAGAATAATAGGATAGTCCAAGTAAGAGGGTTTAAGAATGAAGATCCAGGAAAGAAATTAAATAAATTCATAAATAAATTTAAAGCACTGAAGATAGAAAAGGTTAAAAGTAAGAAAATAGCTTAGGGGGAATGAAGAAGATGAATAATGTACAAATAATTAGAACTGCAGATATGATAGCAGCAGAAATTAATGCTATAAAAGACCAAACAAGAAATATAGTTTTATATAACTCTATAGAAATTGGAAGAAGATTAGTAGAAGCAAAGGAAATAGTAGGCCATGGAGAGTGGTCAAACTGGTTAGAAAAATCAGTAGACTATAGCCAAAGAACAGCAAATAATTTGATGAAGATTTTTAAGGAATATGGTGCTAGTCAAATGTCACTTTTAGGGGACAATTTAAATTCGCAAACGTATGCGAATTTGAGTTATAGTCAGGCTTTAGCACTAATTGGATTAGAGCCTGAAGAGAGAGAAAGTTTTGTAAAAGACAATAAAATTGATGATATGAGCACTAGAGAATTACAGGCAGCTATTAAAGAAAAACAAAAACTAGAAGAACAATTAAAAGCTAAGGAAGAAGAGGCAAATAAAAATAAAGAAAAGATTAAAAAATACCAGGAAGAAAATAAAAAAATAAAAAGTAAAATAGACGAAATTAATTCAAAAAAGCAAGAAGAATTAACAAATAGAGAAGTAGAGATAGAGAACTTAAGAAATCACATAAATAGCTTAGAGAAAAAGATAGAAGAAGAAAAAGAAAATGCCAGGGATCCTGAAGCAGAAGAGGAGATAAACAAAACGACAAAGTTGTTGCAAGAAAAAGCAGTCGAATTAGGACAAGCATTAAAAGAAATAGAAAGCTTAAAGAAGGAACTAGAAGAAAAACCAATAGAAATAAATGCAGAGATACCAGAAGAAGTTATAAAAGAACTGGAAGAATTAAGAGATAGAGTATCTAAAGCTACTAGTCAAAATGAATCTTCTGTAAAGTTCAAAATTTACTTTAATGAATTAGCAAAAGGATTTTCAGATCTATTAAAATCCTTAGGAGAAATAGAAGAAGAGGAAATAAAAGAAAAATATAAATCAGCAGTAAAGAAGTTAATAAATGATATGGATAACAAATTATAAGAAGGTGAGAGTTGTGGCAGAAAAAAACAAAACAAGAACTATTATTGCTAGAGAGTACATTAAAGAAAACATAGGAAGGCAGAAAAGATATGAAATACTGGAGCATTTAGAAACTAAGTGCTCCTTGAAGATGACAACACTAGAAACTCTATATAAAGAAGTCAAATCAGAGGATGAATTAGAGAAAAGGAATAAGGCTAGAGAAAAGAAAAAACAAGAAGAACGTGAGATAAAGTCCAGAGGTAAAAAAAGACACTTTTTCTATTTTGATGATACAAAGCTGTATAAAGATATAAAAAAATAAAAATGAGGGTGTGAGAAAAATGATAATAGGTACAGGGGTATGACAATAGCTATAATGTTGATACTTATATTCTTTAGGGGAGCAAGTGAAAGAAATAAAATATTAAAGTATCATGCAAATTCTAGAACTAATAAAGAAGAAAGTTCAGTAGAGAAAGAAGAGGGTAAAATAATACATGAACTAAAAACTGAAAGCAAATATTTCAAAGCAGTATGCACAGGCAAGAAAAAGTTTGAAGTTAGAAAAGATGATAGAAATTTCAATATTGGAGATACTCTGAAATTAGTTGAATATAAAGATGGGAGATTTCAGTATGCAGAATGTAATGTAACTATAACCTATATTTTAGGACGTAATGAAGATGAAAGGAAATATGTACCAGAAGGGTATGTAATATTAGGAATTAAGTAAGGGAGAGATAAGATGAAATATTTAGATTTTAAAGGTTGTGGAGCTTGTAAGCTTAATGAATCATGTAAAGAGTATAAGAAAAATGTAAATATAACATTCGACAAAAGTGAAAAGGCTGATAATTGGGGAAGAATTGTTACTGTTTTTTCTAAAGGGGAAACGGTAAGGGGTGAAGCTGTCATAAAAGATGATAAAATTTATTGTGCTTCAGCTCAATCTAATATCTATGAAGGATATGAGGACTTCATAGGATTAAACCATGTAACTATAGAAGTATTAGAGTAATTTGTAAAAAAGTGTGGAAAAGAAAGGATGTTATAAATGGCAAGATCATCTAGTGAAATATTAATAAGAGGGGATTTAAGACCATGTATAGTAATCAATAGAAAAGCATTATTCCATAAATGGAGTGATAAAAGCAAAATAGTAGAACCATCACTTATGATAGGCGGACATAATGGAGGAGTATTAAAATATACAGTAGGAATTATTGAGTATGAAGATGGAGTGGTTACAGAATGTTATCCTTATGAAATAAAATTTGTAGATGGAAAAGTAAAGGAATATTGTTTTGAGAATTAGTTTCGTGATCTGTAAAAATTGGGACTGAAAAAGTCATAAGGGAGGTTTAAAGTTAAGTGGTGGAAAAGTTATTAGAAAAATTAAGAGAGCTTGAAATTGGAGATAGAATAACACTGGTGATGGAGAATTTTTTCGGGGGGACAATAGAAACGAGAGCAACATATAAAGGGAATTTAAAACCATATGGATATATTAGTGAAAATTCAGGAGGATGGGCTTTGTATCCATGCGAAGCATATAACATTCAATGTTATAAATTCAATATCATACCTTATAGATGTATTCATCCAAGGATGATAAGTTTATTTGATGTTAAAGACGTCAGAAAAGGATGGTAAATAATTAGAAGAGGGTGACAATGTGGCTAAAACAGAACTTACTAAGCAGCTAGAAAAAGCAATAATAAAAGAAACATCTAAGTGGTTTGGTTGCTTAGAAGTTACTATAGGTTGGTACGGGAAACAAAGAGTAGATTTCATGACAATGGATAGTAAAGAGATATTTAGATGTTATGAATTGAAAATAAGTAAATCGGATTTTAATAGTAATCATGGGCATAATTTTGTTGGACACTATAATTATTACGTTATGCCAAAAGAATTATATGAAAGGGTTAAAGAGGAAATCCCGAAGCATATAGGAGCATATATACTTGAAAGTAATTCCTTAAGGTTAATAAAAAAACCTAAAAAACAGGAACTTATAAAAGATATAGAAATACTAAAGAATTCAATGATACGTTCATTATATAGAGATGTATGTAAATTTTATAATCAGTCGGAGGAATGTATTTTAGATTATTACAAAAGAAGAATTAATAGATTAGAAAAAGAATTAAGAAATGCAAATAGATTATATTTAGAAACATCTAATGAATTATTTAAATATAAAAGACATGGTAAAGATTTTATTGAAGATTAATTTGTTTATATTACGAATTTAAGGAGAGAAGATATGAAGAAATACTGGTTATATTTCAAATATATTATAGAACATAAGAAGAATGTATTTTTAGAGTGTAGAAAAGTTAAAGGAATGTGGTTACATGGAATAACGCACGATTTAAGCAAATTTCTACCTTGTGAATTTATACCATATGCTAGAAAGTTTTATGGTAATTATCCACCTAATGCACTTCTTAAAGATATAGGATATAAAAACATTAAAACAAAAGAAAGTATTGAAGAAGATTTTCAAAAGGCTTGGGAACATCACTATAAGAATAATCCACATCATTGGAATTACTATGATGGTGAGGATATGGATTACAAAGATATAGATAAAATGTTATGTGATTGGAAAGCGATGGGCAGAAAGTTTGGAGATACTGCACAAGAATTTTATTTGAAAAACTACAAGAAAATGAATTTGAGTTGGAATACAAGAATGTATATAGAATTAGCATTAGACTTAAATTTTAGTGAAGCACATGGTTATGGTCATACAATGGAGAAGTTCGCAGAAATGTATGATAAAGAAACTTATGATAATTATTTTGGATGGATAAAAGAAAGATATAAAATTGATACTTATGAAATATTAAAGAAGTAGTTCGCAATTCAAACATATTGGGAGGGAATAGAGAAGTGGAGAAAATGTTAATTGAATCTGGTGTATTCATAAAAAATAAATTAGGGTTGTGCAATACAAAAGGTTGTTATAGAAAAGCAGTAGAAGATATAGAAATAGAGTGTATAAATGTTGAGAGATGTCTATGTAAAAAGCACTTGGAGCAGTATAAAGAACTAACTAAAAAATATTATATTGGAATAGATATGGCAAGTGAAGAGGATAGAACTTTTATATCCAAAGCATTAGTATCAACTAATGAAGCTGTTTTAGTAGCAGTTAATGAGGTCAAGCAAGAGAAAAATAAAAGTGAACATGAGAAACAACTAGACAAGCTATATAAATTACTTAAGAGAGTAAGAAAAAACAGGGTAAAGAAGAAAATAAATAAGAGAATTTCTAAACTAAAAGGGGATGAGAAATGTGGAAAACATAGAAGAGATAGTTAGAGAAACGGTAGTAACAACAATAAAAGAATATGAGAAAAAGATAAATGAGCATAACAGAAGAAAAATACTATATAATACAAAGCTATTATTAAAGAATTATAATGAGTTAAAGAATCATGCCTTAAATGCAGTATATAAAAACATAGATTGTGAAGAGGTAGATAAAGAAAATGGAGAGGATGTAAACTACAGTGATGATGAGATACTAATAGAATCAATAAAGAAGAGTAAAGCTAAAACAATTATTATGATAGCTCATATAGATGTAGCATTAGAGAGAGTTAAAGTAAAATATAAAAATAAAGGAATTTTCGAGAAATACAAAGCATTAGAGTTATACTATATCGAAGAGAAAGAAAAGGAAGAAATAGCAAAAGAGATAAACTGTAGTATAAAAAGCGTAGGAAGATGGATAAAGGAAGTAGAAGAGGATATAGGAATAAATTTATTTGGTATTAATTCTATGAGTATGCATTAAGATAACTGTCCAAAAGCTGTCCAAAAGTTGTCCTTTTAATGTCCTTTCAATCATGTTAATATAGTATCATAGAATAACCCTCAAAAGGACAGGATTACAAATTAAAAGCATTTAATGATTATTCATTAGGTGCTTTTAATATATTTATAAGAGGATATTTAAAACTTTTATAGAATATTATTACAGATAGGAGGGTGAGGACATGAAAAGAGCGAGTTTTATAGTTGGATTAATAGGAGGAATATTAGGAGTAATAAGCAGCGGAATGTTATTATTTTCAGGCTTAAATATGAAAGTAACAGAAGCAGCAGCATCAAAAGTAATAATGTTTGCAATAATAGGATTGTTACTTAGCATATTAGCACTAGTAGGAGCTTGTATTAATAATAAGAAAGTATTAACAGGAATATTTATATTGATAGGAGCTATAGCTAATATACCATGTACATTATTTAGTATAAGTGCAGATAATCCAATTACTTTTATAATGTGTGCGGTAGTAGCAATATTGTTATTAGTAGCTGGAATAATGAGATTGTGTGTAAAAGAATAAATAAGAATGGTTAAGAACTCTAGAGATAGAGTTCTTTTGTTAATATATAATAAATATAACAAGGAGGTGCATAGCTTGAAAGTCATATGTACTAAAGGATGCAACAAACAATTTGAGAAGCCTATTTTTAAAGAGAAGAAGTTAAAAGAAGATATAAGAGAAATATATTTTAAATGTCCTCATTGTGGAGTAAAGTACACTTGTTTTTATACAGATAGAGAAATAAGAAAACTACAGGCATTGCAAAGAAAAACAAAAGATGTTAAAGAATTTGATAAATTAAAAGAAAAAGTAACAAATAAAATGAATAAGTTAAAAGAAAATATGAAGAAATAAAAGAACTCTATTTAATTTTGATAGGGTTCTTTTTATTTAAGGAGATGAAGAAATGATATTTAGTTCAAAAAGAAAGAGTAGCAATGAGAATTTAAAGAAACTAGCAGCATTAAAAGATAAAGCTAATGAAGGAATAATGTTACAAGAGAATATAGAAGTAGTTAATTATAACAAGTACGAGGTTTGGACAGAGGAGGAATTCAAAAAATATCATCTTGGCATATCTAGATCTGATAAGAATCAAATTGATAATAGATGGATTAAGTGTTCAAAAGGATATAACTTTGTAATAGCCGTATATAGGGAATGTATAAAAGGTTACGATATATATTCAGTTGGAAAGTTCAATGAATTATTTAGCAGAGAAAAAGAAAAGGAAATATCTACATCAATAAAAGAAGATGATATAAAAATAAAGGATATATCTATAGAAACAAATCTAATATATACTGACAACGAATTAATAG